CCACGCGCAGTGGCCCTTGCCGAACGTGTACCTCGGCGTGTCCGTCGAGAACAAGAAGCACGGCGTGCCGCGCATCGAGCACCTCCGCGCGACGCCCATCGGGCGCAAAGCCGCGCGTTTTCTGAGCGTCGAGCCCTTGCTCGAAGACCTCGGGGAGCTCGACCTCACGGGCATCCACTGGGTCATCGTCGGTGGTGAGTCAGGGCCTCGCGCGAGGCCCTGCAACGTGGCCTGGATTCGGCGCGTGGTGGACCAGTGCCGCGAACAGGGGGTGCGCGTGTTCGTGAAGCAGCTCGGCGCGTACGTGGTCGACCGCAACGACGCGGGGTTCCTCGGCGGGCCGGACGACGCGTGGGACGTCCACCCCGAGGCGGTGGAGCACGATCTCGACGGGACGCGCGACGATTATCAGGGCGCCCCGGTGCGGGTGCACCTCAAGAGCAAGAAGGGCGGCGACCCGACCGAGTGGCCCACGGACCTTCGCGCCCGCGAGATGCCCGAGGTGTCCCATGCGTGACCCGGTGATGCGCCTCCGGTGCCCGAACGACACCGATCCGGCGCGCGAGGTTCGTCACCTCGCGATGGACGTGCGCCTCCCGGTGGACGTGTCCGTGCTGGCGTCGTTCACGCACGCGACCCGGCGGCTCAAGTGTGCGTGCGGCGCGGCGCTCGTGATTCGCACGGTGCCCGACGAAGTGAAGGTGTCCAATGGGTGACCGTCGTCGCATCCTCGCCCTCACGCTCATCCAGCCGTGGGCGGAGCTCATCGTGCGCGGCCCCAAGCGCGTCGAGAACCGCACGTGGCGACCGCACCCGCTGAAGACGGGGGATTACCTCGCAATCCACGCGGGAGCCTTCTTGTACCGCAAGGTCTGCGACGAGTGGTTCGGCGCGATCCAGACCGCGCGCGCCGCGGGGCTCCTCGGGACGCTCCCGGTGCTGGACGGGGCGCTCGCGCTCCCTCAACCCGAGCGCGGGGAGCGAGGGCGACTGTACGCCGCGCGCTGCAACCGCTACATGGAGAAGGCCGTGCCCTACAGCGCGGTGATCGGCGTCGCGCAGCTCGACGCAATCGAGACCGAGGCGCCCGCCGCGGGCGACCCGTGGTGGTACGGGCCCCTCGGGTGGCGCCTCGGCAACGTCACCGCGATCGAACCCGTCCCATGTCGCGGTTCCCAGGGCCTCTGGGAGATGCCCGACGAGGTGCTCGCCACGGTGCGGGCGCGGTGGAAGGCCGCGCGGCCGCAGCCCGCGGTGGAGGTGTCCAATGGATGAGCGCGACCCCCTGTACGCCGCCGCGCGCGAGTACCTCGCGGCTGAGGACGCCTACGAAGCCGCGCGGAACCGCCCGCTCGACGGCGTCACCCTCGACGCGCACGGCTGGGGGCGCCTCTGCGACCACGCCAAGGACCGCGTACGTGCCGCCCGCGAGGAGTTGGCGCGTCTCCTCGGGAGAGAGGACGACCATGGCGCATGAGCCCATCGAAGCCGTCGTGCTTCCCGACCAGAAGCCCGCGATCTGTCGCGCCTGCGACGCACCGATCACGCTCCTCCGGCTTCGCGTGACCGCGCCCGCGCGGTGTGCGGGCCTTCTGCTGTGGGTGATCCCGCGGCATCAGGCCCAGGGGCGCGAGTGTCCAGGGAAGTCCTACCGGGAGGCGCCCCGTGCCTGATCCCCGCACAGGCCCCGGCTTCCGCGCACGCTGCCCGCACGACGATGGGACGACCGCGCACGTGGCGGTGGACCTTCACGGCCGCGTGAGTCTGGACGCGTTCACGCGGTTTCTGCGCGCCCTGCGTCGCTGCCCCTGCGGCGCGGGGCTGGTCGTGCTCGACGTCGCCGCGCCGGAGCCAAAAGACGCGAACGCTGCGCAATGTGCTGCGACCGCCGAGGCTGTGCAGCCCCACGTGCGCGTTCGACACGGGCGCTCCGCCGACGCGCTGCGCGCCGTACTCCGAGATGGCCCGCGTCACACGTCGGAGGTCGCGTCCGCGCTGGGTGTGAGTGACGATGCCGCGTGCCAGCTCCTCCGCCGCGCGTCGACCGTGGTAGAGCGCGTGCGGCGCGGCGTCTGGAAGCTGCGCGAGGGGCGCGACGATGGGTGAGCTGCCCGACCTCCTCCGCGCGCTCGCGGCGGCCCTCGAACAGGTCGGCGATGACCGCCTCGTGGTCACCACCGAAGAGGCCGCGCGGCGGCTCTCCGTCGACGAGCGGACCATCCAGAGGATGGTCACGGACGGTCAGTTGACGGTGGTGGACATCCGCGGTTGCATGCGGATCACCACGGAGAGCCTGCGAGCATGCGTGATCAAAGGGATGCGGCACCGAGCGAAGACGCTCCGAAGCGGGGGCCGCGGGGGCCGCGGGGGCCGCGCGGGCCGCGCGGGAAATACAGAACAGGACCGCACGTCTTCGAGCGGGACGGCTACTGGCACGGGTACCAGCCCGGAGACAAGTCCGTCGGACGGGAGCCCCGACGTTTCGCGCTCGACCTCCGCGTCCGAGACTACTCCCGCCACCAAGCCTTCGCCGCCTTCCTCGACCGGCTCCGGGGCGACGGTGATCTCGCTCCGCGAGGAGCTGGGGCACCGAAGGAAAAGACCCTCCGGGCCATCGTCAAGGAGTGGGTGAGCGCCCCGCACGGGTGGAAGCCCCGCACCAAAGCCGGGAACGAACTGCTCGCGGCGACCTTCCAGGAGTGGATGGAGCTTCACGGCGTGGTCTACCCGCACGAGCTCACCGACGACGCGCTCGATGCGTGGCTCAAGGACATGCGCGTGCGGAAGCTCTCTAGCGCGACGGTCAACCGGCACCTCACGGCCGCGCGGGCGATGCTGCGGTGGGCCTCGGAGCGACGGCCGCCGCTCTGCGATGAGACACCGCTCCACAAGCGCGGGAACCTGCGCGAGCTTGCCCGCGTCCACCACCGAGAGCTCCCGCACCCGCGGGAGATCGCGAGGGTGTGCGCGGCGCTGCGCGAACTCGACGCGGCGAAGGAATGGAAGGGTTCGGCCGGTGTCGCCCTGCTGGTGGAGGTCGCGGTCGGGAGCGGTCTGCGGCTTGATGAGCTCCGACACCTGCGCGCCGAGGACATCCAGGCGCGCGCCGTCGTGGTGGCAGGCCATGGCGGGTGGTGGCCGAAGTCCTGGGAAGAGCGCGTCGTCCCCGTCGCGCCTCGCACGGTGGAGAGCGCGAAGGCGCTCGTCGCGTGGCGCGACGCGGCGAAAGGCGGCAAGGGCAAGGCCCTCGCGCTCGGCGAGCACTGGATCAACGACCGGCTCGACGCGGGGTGTGCCCGCGCGAAGGTGCCGCCGTTTCGGATGCACGACCTCCGGCGCGTGTTCGCCACCGTGAACCGCGGCGGGGGTGGACACGACGTGCTCACGATTCAGCGCTGGTTGGGTCACGAGAGCTCGGCCACCACCGAGCGGTATTTCGGACGTCTCCGGGGCGTGGACGCGGCCGTCGCCGTCGATGTCCTGGCGGGGTGAGGGCGCGCGTACAAACCGTGTGCAAACCTGGGGTCATCTAGAGTCACCTCCTGACGGCGACTCCATCACGAAACCCCTTCTTGTAAGGCGACCCCGGGCAGAGTTGAACTGCCGACCAACGGTTTAGGAATCCTCTGTTCTGTGTGTGGCGCCGCGATGATTTCGCGGGTGTCGTCCGAGAATTTGCACGCGACCGTGCAAAAACCGGCGTGGCTCACACTTGCGCCGTCCAAGTGTGAGAAGTTTCACACTTGGGGCGAGCCCGACGCGCCCTTCTCCCGGGCCTCCCGCGCGGCCCGTTCCTCGGGGCTGAGGTCGCTCCGCGCGCCCGCACGCAAGAGCTCGATGACGACCGCGTTGCGGCTCGTACGGAAGCCTCGCGGCGCCCTGGCGTTCTGCCGCTCCACGTATTCATCCAGTTCGTCCAGCACCTCCCGCGGGATGCGAAAGCCGGTGAGGGGCACCGTGTGACGGTCGTCGCGCGCGGCGGTCTTCTTTGGTCGTGCCATGGTGCGAGCGTGGTGGTTTCCTTGTGGTTTGTCAACGGCCATCAAAAATGTTATCCACTAGTCTTGACTGTGGTTAACCACGGCCTCATATTCATTCCCACCACGGCGCTACTAAGGGCGCCGCGAGGAAGGGAACACCGCCATGAACTGCCCGAACTGCTTTGGAAACGGCTACATCCGCACGCGCCGCGCGTTCACGCCCGCGACCGTGAGCGACTGCGAGGAGTGCCCCGAGTGCCGCGGCTCCGGCGAGGTCGTCGGGTGCGTCGTCTGCGAAGACGCGGAACCCGTCGAGGGCTCCGACCGCTGCGCGCGCTGCGCGGGCGACCGCGACGATGAGTCCGTGGACGATGAGCCCGCGGACATCGACGATGACCGTGGCTTCAACCCCTACACCGGGGCTTCCGACGACGACGGCTATGACACGGGATACGACGATTACCCGGGCGTCGGGTACGACGACTGACACCCCACGGCGGCGGGGCGGGGCCGTCGATGCCCCGCTCCGCTCGGCCGCGCCCGTGCGCTCGAAAAGCCCCCAGCCCAGCGTGACACCGCCTCGCAGGGCCCGCGCGACCCTGGCCGCGTACAGTGCCCGACGAGAGGTTGATGGTCGTGGCCCTGGTCGACGTCGAGCGTGCTCCCCGTGTACGCTCCGGCGCCGTGCATCCCTACCGCGACCCCGCTCCCGCGCCGCGCTGGCGCCTCACGCCCTACCGGGCCCTTGTGCTCGTCGCGGGCCTCGCGGGCTTCGTGGCCCTCGTGTGGATCGTGCGCGTGCTGGGGCGGGTGTTCGAAGCGTGGCAGGCCGGGTGAGAAATCGACCGGGCGCCGTCGATTGTCTCTAGAGCCTACTTGACTCCGTAGGCTCTAGAGTCTATCTATCACCTTGCGAGCGGGCGATGTGCCCGACGCGCGAAGGAGTAGACGATCATGACGACCGCGACCATCGACCACACCGACACCCGCCTCCCTCTCGACGCTCGCCGCCCCGGGCTCCACCTCGTAATCCGCCCGACCGCTGACGCGCCGCGCGGACAGACGCTCCCCGCGGCGTTCGGCATCGTGTCGCAGCACACGACGCGCGCCGCGGCCGAGACCGCGCTCGACGCGCAGTACGACGGCGCCCGCGCACAGGGCGGCTACTGCCGCGACATGATCGTGGTGACCGAGTAGCCCACCACCCGCCCCAACACAGCCGCACACCCGCGAGGGCTGCGGCTTGAGGCGTTGAGGAGACACGACCATGCAAATCACCAAAACCCTTCTTTTCTCGCACGGCACGAAGATCACCGCGCACGCTGTCGAGCTCGCCGTCACCACGACGGACGCGCAGCCGTGGCCGACCGAGGGCACCGAGTGGGAGGTCAAGTCACGATGGACGACGGCCGAAGAGGCCGAGGATGCCGCGCGCAAGCTGATCGCGGACGAAGCCGACGCGCTGCGCCGGGACGGTCTGACGGCGGTCGTGTCGGAAGACGGTCTCGCGGTCGCGTGGGTGGACGACGCGATCCCGCATCGTCGCCACGCCGTGCGTGTCCGCGAGACGACCGTGCGGGTGCCGACCGGGACGCCCACCACCCGCCTTGCCCGCCTCGCGATCGAGCTCTCCGGGCTCACGCCCGACCCGCGCTCTCTCGCCGCGCTCGAAGCCGCGGAGCGCGGGGGCGCGACGGACGACACCTTCGCGAGCGCGAAGGCCGCGACCGAAGACGCGCGCGGTCGTCGCGCCGAGAACGTCGCGCTCGCGATCGAAGCCGCGGTCGGCGCGCAGGTCTTCCCTGGAGCCGAGACTTTTGCGACGGCAGCCGCGACCCGCGTGATGGACGCGGTGCGGCTGCGTGCTCACGCCGAGCGTGACGCCCAGGTGCGGGCACTCGTCGGGCCCTGGACCGAGGCGCACGCCGAGACGGAGCGCGCCCGACTGCGGACGCTCCCCGCCGAGCTCGTCGCTGCGCTCGGTCGCGTGCGCGAGGTTCTCCCGGGCTACGAGCCCGACGAGGACGCGCGGCGCTGGATCGACCGCCCCGAGGTACGCACCTACGAGGTCGAGGGCGCAGGGGCGGATCAGACGGTCGAGGGCACGTCGTCTGAGGATGCCGCGCACGAGGCCGCTGCGATCCAGTACGGCGCGCTCGGCGCAGTCACGGTGCGCTTCGTCGATCGCGGCTCGGACTCGGCCACGCTCGGCGTCTACGAGGTCGAGGTGGACGGCGTGCCGCAAGCGCGGCGACTCGTCGTGCGTGAGGCGTCGCGGTGAGCCGCCCCATCTCGGACTGGCGCACGCTCCTCCCGACGCTCTGGACGACTCTTCGCGCCGACGCGCCCGCATGGGTGTCCGAAGACACCCGAGCACACGCGCAACGCCTTCTCGGGGCCCTCACGTCCGACGTTGAGGGCGCGATCGAGAAGGCCGGGGGCGCGGCGGCGGCCGAGGCCATCACGGGCATCGACCGCAACCTCGTTAGCCGGTGGCGTCGCGCGAAGATACTGAAACGGGAGTGACGCACCGCCAGGACGGCGGGCGGTGACGGCGGGCGACCGCAGACGCGGGAGCCGTCGAGGGGGGAGGGCCTACTCGGCCGGTCGGGAAAGGGGAACCGTCAGGGCGGTTCTACTTCGCGGCGATGGCCTGGGGCTGGTAGTTCGCCACCAGCCGCTGGAACTCTTCGAACTCCTCGTCCGTGGCCTTCCGCATGTCGATGCGGATGCGGTCGCCCACGTCGAGGCCGTCGGAGAGCTCGCGCGCGGTGGCGATCTCCATGACCATGCTGGGGGTGGCGGGGTTGGGCTCCATCGAGAGCTTGAGCACGCGGGGCTTCGGGCCGCCGTTGGTGGCGTAGCCCTCGCGGATCTCGATGACGCGGCCGATGCAGTACAGAGGCTTCTTCATGAACAGTTCTCCTTCTCTAGCAATCGAAGCGACTCGTCCGAGTCGGCAACGAAATCGTCAGGGGTGGTCGATTCCCGTCACGCGAGCTCGGCGAGGATCGCGTCCGGCGTGAGGAACGGGATGCGCCACCGGAGCGGGTCGTCCACGTCGTGCAGGCGCTCGTCGAGCCGCCGGAACGCGGCCGTGCCGCGCGCCACGGGATCAACACCGCCCGTGCCGCCGGTCGAGCTCCCGTCGCCGCGGAAGAGGCGGACGCGCGCGTTGCGCGTGGTGTGCCCCGCCGTGGTGTGCGCGAAGACGTGCACGTCGGGTCGGCCCGCGGCGCAGAGCGCGTCGCGCAGCGTGTCGGCGAAGCCTCCGTCGCCCTGCGGCCCCTCGTCCGAATCCCCGGTGAGGCAGCAGTAGAGCACCACGTAGAGCGGTGGCGCGGAAGCGGCGGCGAGGCGCCGGGCGAACTCGGCGAACGCCTCGCGCTCGTCCCGGCGCTCGATCGAGAGGCCGAGTTGCACCCCCTCCTTCCACCCGTGGCAGAGCAGCGTCAACACGTCGATCGGGGCCGACGCCTCGATGCGCGCGAGGACGGCCTGCCTGCGCTCGCGGTGGCCCTTGGACACGTCGATGCGGTGCACCTGCACCGTGTCGCCCTGCGCGCGCCAGTAGGCGGCGTAGCGCTCCCCTTCGGGCTTGAAGGCGCCGCGGAAGTCCGAGCGGCCTTCCTTGTTCCGGTCGGGGGTCAGCACGAGATGGGTTCTCACGACGAGACCTCCACGAGCCGCGCGTACACCGCGTCGCGCTCCGTCCCGAGGCCGTCGTCCAGCCACGCGCGGGCGGCCGCCCACTCGCCCGTGAACTCCGCCGCCAGGAGCGCGGCCGTCAGCTTCTGCGCGGTGCGCAGGGCCGAGTACTCGTCCTGCTTGTGCTTCCGGCCCGCGTCGTCTTCGACGCCCGCGAGGCGGCAGAACGCGCCCCAGCGGAGCGCCTCGGGCACGTCGGCGAGCGCGTCGGCGTGGTCGTTGACGTGGCGCGCGGCGCCGCCGTCGCCCGCACTCCAGGCCATCGTCGCAAGCGCGAACGGCCAGAGCGTCCAGGTGGTGGGGTTGCCGTCGCGGCCCACGGGCCAGCGAAGGCGCGCGTCGAGCTTCGCGCGCACGCCCTGACCGTGGCGGATCGCGTTGTTCCACACGCCGATCGCGACCTGTTCGGCGACCGCGCCGTACCACGCGCCGGGCTCGGTCACGCCGGGGTTCATGTCGGTGAGCACGGGGCGGCCGAGCGCGCGTGCGACGAGCTCGCTCCGCGCTCCCAGCCACCACGGCGACCCCGCACCGCCCACGAGCGACGGGGCCTTGAGCCCCTCGGGGCCGAACGGCCCGAGTTCGTGCAGGCCCGTGCGGGCGTAGGCGTCGAGGGCGCGGCCGAGGGGCGTGCGCCCCTTCCGGGACGCCTCGGCGCGCTCCGCCTCCGAGCAGGTGATCCAGCCGGTGGTGTTGGCGTTGCGCGACCCGTTGCACGCGACGCCGATCCACGCCGCGACCGGGGAGCCGGGCGCGAGGGTGGGGATCACCTTCAGGAGCACGAGCGCGACCTCTCCCTCGGCGTAGCGGCGGGCCTTGGCGCGCTTGTCCTCGGCCCACGCGCGCGGGTCGAGCGTGCTCACGCGAGCCGCCCCACGATCGCGTCGGGCGCGTTCTGGCGGAGCCACACCAGCGTTTCGAGGCCCACGTCCGTCGAGATGACTCCGTTCGCGACCGAGGTGACGGCCGTGTGGAGGAGGTTCACGGTGTGGGCGATGTGCGCGTCGTCGAGCGCGTAGCCGTGCTTCGTGACGGAGAGCTCGCCGAGGGAGGCGGGGATCTCGCCCGTGAGGATGTACCAGACCTCCACTGCCGCCCGCTCCGCCTCGGCCTCCAGCTCCGCGCGGCCCTTGCGCGTGCAGTACCGGATGACGAAGCCCACGCCGTCGCGCCAGAACTGCACGACGTGCTCGATCTCGTGACAGAGCACGCGCAGGTGGTCGACCAGGGGCCCGTGACCCCGCGGCGCGAAGACGACCGTGCCGACGGTCGTCCAGTAGCGGGTCATGAACTCCTCGCCGCTCGGGACGCCCGCGCCGAAAAAGGCCGCCACGTCGAACACCTCGCTCACGGCGCGGAGAACCTCGGTGTCCTCCTTGTCGCGGACCCACACCGAGAAGCGCTGGAGGAGGTAGCGCAGGAGCGCGTCCTGCTGGTCGCGGGTGAGCTTCACAGGGCACCTCCGTCCTCGGCCGGGAGCCGCACGGGGAGCACGCCGCCGTCGATGTCCTCGACGCAGGCCGCCGCGGGGACGCACGCATGGCGCAGGCCCGCGTCGTAGGGGGAGCGCGCGAGGCAGCACCGCGCCCCGAGGCGGTCGCAGCGCCGGTCGGCGGGGGAGTACTCGCCCGAGGGGTCACAGACCCACGGGTGGCCCTGGTAGCAGGTGGTCGCGCCCTGCGCGCAGGTCACGCGCGGCGGGTCGGGCACGGGTTCGCGGATAACCTTGGGGCAGGCGACGAGGGCGAGGCAGGCGACGACGAGCAGGAGGGCGACGGGCGTTCGCCCGCGCGAAGACGGCAGCAGCATGGTGAGGGACTCCGAGACGGTGAGAGGGGTCAGGAACGAACGGTGCGAACGGCGTCCTCGACGTAGGCGCCGATCAGCGCGTCGAGGGCGTTGGCATCGCCATCCAGCGCGGTGAGCACCGTGCGGACAGCGAGAGGCGAGAGGGCGCGTACGCGGCGCACGGCTTCGAGGCGGACGGTGGCGCCGAGCTCGGGCGACCAGGTGCCGGGCTTGTCCGGCGACTTGGCGTCGTCTACGCCAACCTGAAGATCCGCGACGACGGCGCGTGCGGTGTCGCGCAGCGCGGCCGTGTCGAGGGCGTACGTGCGTCGCGCGAGGTAGCGCGCGGCGGAGCGGGCCACCCACGCGCACGCGCCTGTGAGGAGCGTGAGCAAAAGCGGCGCGATGCTGGCGATGATCTGTTCGCGCACAGGGGCCTTTCAGCCGCGCGTCTTGCGCGACGGCGGCGGTGGTGCAGACGACGCGCGCTCGATCCTCAGGGCGAGCACGTTCAGGTCGTCGCGGAGCTTGTGTCGGGCATCGCGCGACTCGGCGACGAAGCTCTCGTGCAGCGCGCGGAGCTGGCGCGCGTCGTCGCGAAGCGTCTCGATCTGCGTGTCGTGGTTCGAGATGCGCGTGTCGTGGGCCGCGGCGCGGTCGCGCATCGTCTCGACCTTCGCGTCCACGGCCTTCACGGCGGCGAGCAGCTCGGCCGCGGTCTTCTCGCTTTGCCGTCGCTGTTCGGCATCGGCCTCGGCCCGCGCGCGGTCCCGCTCGTTGAGCCGCCCCCACGCCACCGCGAGCACGAGGAGCGGGGTGAGCAGCGTCACCGCGAGCTGGATCCAGGGAAGGGGGTTCACGGAGCAATGTCTCCAGATGCGCCGCTGCGCGGCGCGGGGGTGGTGCCGTCCCAGGTGTCCTCATCAGGGCGGGACGTGGCGGTCTCGTGGGGTGCGGTCTCGCCGCTCGTCCTGCGGGGCGATGGGGGCTTGTGTCGTTGCGTGATGCGGCGCCCGCGCGGCGGAGCGGGCGTCTCGACCGTCGCGGCGTGCAGGCGTTCGACGGTCGCCGCGAGGTGCTCGGCTTCGACCGCGCCCCGCGTCTGCTGGAGGAGCGCACTGTGAAACCGGTCCGCGACGCGGTTCGCGTTCGACCACGCGACCAGGGCCCCGACGATCGCGCCCACGAGGATCGCGCCGAGCACGATGTTGAGCGCCGTGAGGACGAGGAGCGCGGTCATGGCGCGGCGATCACGTCCCAGCCCTGGGGGAGCGGGTCGGGGAGCTGGACGAGGCCCGTGGTGCCCGGCGTCCACGCCTCGCGCGCTTCGATCGCGGCGCGCTCGGTCTCGCCTTCGGCGAGCGGGAGAAGAAGGATGGTCGAGCCGCTGCGGTGCTTCGCATCGAGCACAAGGCTCCGCAGCGCCTCCACCACGGGCAGGACGAGCGGTTTGTAGAAGAGCATCACGCACCTCCGAAGGCGCCGGGCAGGCCCGTCACGATGGCGAGCACGGCCACCACGAGGTCCACGCCGCTCAGGGTCACGCCGTAGATACCCAGGTGCCGCCCATTGCTGGCCAAGAGCGCGGCCACCACCTGGTTGTAGTACCCGGCGACTTCCTTCTCGATCGACGAGTACACGGGGTGCCACACGGTCGGCATCGTGCCGCCCACGCCGACCCCCCAGGAGAACTCGATCACGCCGGGGGCGCGATGGACGCGAAGCCAGAACGCTCCGCCCGTGCGCACGGCGTTGTTGATGTCCGCGATCGTCGAAGCGACGAACCAGTATGTGTACGACCCGCCGACGGTGACCCCGACCTCGATGGAGCCGTCGGTGAAGAACGCCACCTGCACGCAGTCGGTCGCGCTCTGCCCGATCGCGACGATGACCCGCGTCTGGTTCGAGTTGTCGCCGCTGATGACTTGCAGGCGGATCGCCACGTCGCTGGCGTCCCCGCTCGGGAGCGCGGCGGCCTTCGTGGCGCCGCACGACCCGGCGCTCCCCGGGTCGCAGTCGAGCGTGAGCTTGTCGTCGGCCCACGTGGCGGTCGCGCCCCCCGAAGGGGTGGACGCGGACCAGCCCGAGCCGGTCATGGGCGCGAAGAACGGCCCGAGCAGGAGCGCGCGCAGGGCCGCCGCGCCGCCGAGCGCCGCGAGGGCGTCGTCGGCCGTCTCCGACTGCACGAGATCCACGCCGACCGTGCCCGCGTCGGTGATGTCCCCTGCCGCGACGGAGCCCCCGCCGAGCCCGTCCACGTCCGCTCCCGGCGTGGAGCTCGTGGCTACATACCGGTCTGCCATTACACCCTCACCTCGGTAATGTCGGCCTCGACGCGCCAGTGCACGGTCGTCGCGGCCTGCCCCTGCACCTGAATCACCACGTCCGCGCCCGACACCTGGATGCGCACGCCCCACGCGTCGTCACTCGTCGCGAGCGTCCACACGGTGTCGCCGCGCTGCGCGGGGTTCCCCGAGGCGGGGCGCCGGAACGTGGCGTTGAACTTCCACCCGCCCCCGCGCGCGCCGTCGGAGCGCACCGCCGCCACCGTCACGTCGAACGTGAGCATCGACGAGTTTGCGGGCGTCGCGGTGATGGCCGTCGTCCAGGTGTCGTTCGTCGTGTTGAACCCGGTCGGGCTCGTGACGCGTCCGGGGACGCCCGCCGAGCTCGCGGTGGTGGGCGCCGCGCGTGCGCCCCACACGAGGAGCTCGGCGTGCAGCGTCGCGCCCGAGTCGTTGTACACGCAGAGCGCACCGTCGCTCGTGCGCGCGTAGAGGAGCACCCGGTCGCTCGTCGTGGCGCCCTCGTCGAGGAGGATCGCGTAGCAGTTGTCGGCGAACACGGGCGGGGTGCCGTTCGCGACTGTGGCGCTCGCCGCGCCGACTCCGCCCGTGCCCGTCCAGTCCTCGAAGACGCGCCGCGAGACCGCGCCCGCGGGGTCGTTGGGGATGTGGTCGCTCGCCTGGCCGGGGCGCCGGTCGGCCGCGGCGAGATTCTTGAACGTCCCCCAGACGCGACGGTTCCTCCAGTCCACGGACGCATCGACGACGCGCAGCTCGCCGTCGGGGAGGCCCGCGTCGGGCGTCGTCCACCAGCGACCGTCCGCGCCGCGCAGCGCGATGGCGGTTGCGCCGTCCGCGGCGTCGCTCGCGGGGACGAGGCCGACCTGTTCGTCCTGGATGGCGTTGAGGGTCGCCGAGGGGACGTGCGAGCCTCGGGCGAAGTCACGGGTGCGGCGCATGGCTATCCCCTCCAGCCCCGCACGCCGACCGCGATGGAGCCCGTCTGACCGAGGGGCACCCCCCACTGCGCGCGCTGAGACGTGTCGAGCACGACCTCGCGGCTATCGACGGGGGTGGCCGTGTCGCCCCCGGCGTCTCCGATCGCCCGGAAGTAGCTCCCGGTGCCGGTCATCGTAACCAGCACGTCGGCGAGACGCGCGTGGGGCGGGACGCGCGTGGCCAGCGTCACGTACTCCGTCGCCGCCCCCGCGAGCGAGGCGTTCTGGAACACGTTGAGCTGCGGCGCGAGGTAGACCGTGCGCCCCATCGAGGTCCACAGTGCGATCGGGGCGCCCGTCCCGTCCGTCGGGAAACAGCCGACGAAGCGACGCGTGTTGTCGGTGCTCTTGTAACGGCGCGTGGCGTTGGGCGCTGTCTGCGAGATCTCGAAGTCGAGCGACCCTCCGCCGGTGCGGAACGCATAGACATTCCACCACCGCTCGACCGCACCGAGCGTGCCCCCGCCCCCTTCGATCTTCGTCTGGTTGATCGTGCCGCCGCCGAAGGCGTGGGGCCAGAGCACGTCGTCTGCGTCGCGCACGGCGACCGCCGCGATGGCGCCCACGTCAAGCGTGAAGGCGTTGAGTGCGCCCCCGCTTCGCACGCCGAAGTCGCCCGTCCAGTCGAGCGCGCCGAGGAGGAGGTCGCTGAAGTACGCGCGCGCGTCCCGCTCGTTGCGCGCGGTCGCAACGTTCTTCGCGTCGCCGTCGGGCAACGCCGGGCTCGCCCCGAGGCGTGCCGTCGGGGAGTAAGGTCCAGCCATGGAGGTCTCCGTTCAGAGGTCAAGGACGTCCCGTTCGCACTGCGACTCCACATCGTCGCAGAGGAACGGGTCGATGTCGGGGCCGTCCCCGCGCGCGAGCGACCACGCCACGTGCGCAGGAGCTTGGACGGTGAGCGCGGCGGCGAGGCGCGCGCGGGTGAGCGCGCTCGCTTCCACCGCGTCGGGCAGGAGCACCACGAGGCGCTGCGCGGCCTTCGGGTCGGTGTCGTAGACGTCCGCTTGCGCGATCTCGACCACGCCCAAGGTCGCCTCGAAGGATCGCCCCGTGACGGTGATCTCATTGAGCGCGGGGCCCGCGTGGATCGCCCGCCATCGCGCGGTGACGGCCTGTTGCCGCTCGGCGTTGGTGCCCCCTTCGCCCGAGAGCAGACCGAGCGAGCGCTCCCACAGGGGGAGCGTATCCACCGCCAGTGACCCTACCGTCTCGGCGAGCGACCCGGCGGTGTAGGCCCGCGTCGTGGCGATCGTGGTGCCAAGGGCGAGGTAGAGCGCGGCCGCACGCGAGCCGTCGGGCGCGGCGATCCCGGGGCCTACCCAGGTCGCGATGCGCCGGGCCGCATCCCCCGCGGGACCGGGACGGGTGGGCTGCTGCACGACGATGTTCATGGGGAGCCGTCGGGTGTATCGTGACAAGCTGTCGCGCCTCGTCGGCGCGCGGAAAGGTCACGATGGCTGTTCAAACACCAGTTGCAATCGTCCTGTGTGCGGGGTGCGCGGTGGGCGGGTTGTTGGCGGGCGCGTGGCTCGGGCGGAAGTCCGTGCCCGTGCCGCCCGCCGTCACCGCCGAAGTCCACGCAGTTCGCACGTCGCCTACACCCGCACCCGGAGCGTCGGCCACCCTGACACCCACCACGCCCCCCGCTCCGACCGAGGCGCCACGGGTCGTTGCCCCCACGGAATCCGACGTGGCTGTCGCGCAACGCCTCGCGGGGCTTGCCGGTCTCGATCTCGCGGCGGCGTTGTGTCGTGTCGAGCAGCAAGCCAACCCGGAGATCACCTTCGCCGCCTTGGAGCGCAACGCCGCGCGCTTTGACACCCAGGTGGGTGTGTTCCGCGGCAAGGTGCTGGAGATTCAGGACCTCCCCAACGAGAGAGGTTCGTTCCTGCGGCTCGGTCTCGACAGTTGGGGGCAGCGCGTGATTGCGGTCATCACCTACGTGCGCCCGCCTGACACCGTGGTGCGTGGCCGCCGCGTGAAGGTCTATGGCCGGATGGCCAACACGTTCGCGTACACGTCGCAGGCTGGCTGGAACATCACCATCCCGCGTATGAACGCGGTCGCCGTCGTCCGCGACACTGATGCGCCGAGGTGCCCCGCCGTGCCACGGTGACATCTGGGCGCGTTCGCCGTACCGTCCCGCCATGCGCCTCCCGTTCGTCCTTGTGATCGTTGCCTCCCTGGTCGCCTGCGGCTCTGAGCCGTCCACCTCACCACCGGCCGACGTGCCGATGGACAACCTCTGCGCCACCGCGGGACAGCCCTGCGGATGTGCCGGGGTTCCCGCGCGCCAGGGTGTGCTCGAATGCGTGGGCGGCGGGGTGGTCTGCGTGTGTGCGACGCCGGATGCCAGCACCTTGGATGTGCCGGGCGACGCCAGTCTCACGGAGGATCGCGGCCTGCCGATGGACGTCTCGCGTGGAGACGCGTCCGCGGAAGACCGCGCCGAGGTTGCTGACCACGACGCGACGCCCGTGGATCGACCCGACGTGAGGGACGTTCCCTCGCCCGACGTGCCGCCGGGTGAGTGCGCCGAGGTCGAGCGGAGCTGCACCACGAACGCCGACTGCGCGATGTGCACCCCGGTGCGGGGCATGGCCTGGTGCTGCGGTCGCAACGCGGGGCGGTCGTTCTGCATGGTGCCGGACGCCAACGGGTTCTGCGCGGGAGTGACCATCACGCCGACTGAAGACTGCGGGAAGCGAGAGCCGCGGTGCAGGTTCCATGCGGACTGCGCGGTCTGCATCGCTCCCGCGGGATCGCGATACTGCTGTTCTGCGGGCGGGTCTTGTCTCACGTCCGCGCGTCCGTGTTTCTGATCCTCACGTTCGTGGCCGCATGCGGATCTTCCGCGGGACGAGCATCAGGAGCGGAGAGGAACTGGACGGCGTGACGGAGCTCGCAGGCGTCGAGACCGACACGCCGGCGACCCCCGCGAGCTCCTGCGCGTGGTCGATGATGCGGCTCGTGAAGAGCCGGTCCTGGCCGAGGTCGGCCGGGCGCGGGTAGCGTTGGCTCTCGACCGTGCTCTCGTCCCCCGGACCGAGGTGATCGAAGACCGAGAGCACGATGCGCCGGACGTCCGTCCAGAGGCCGCAGTCGGGGCGCACCTCGCCCGAGACGGGGGTGGCAGGGAGCGGCGCGGTGAGCGTGACGACGTTGCCCGCCACGCCCTGCACGCGCGCGAGCCAGAAGGCACCCCGCACGACGCTCACGCCGAGCTCCACGGCGAGGCGCGTGCCCGCGGTGATGCCGGTCGCGTCATCGAGCGTGAGCGTCGTCGAGGTCGCGCTCACGATCGTGCGTGAAGACGCGTCGTCTACGCCCCACGGCCAGGGAGCAACGGCCGGGTCCGAGAACACATCGACCGTCACGTCCACCTCGGTGAACGTCGGGAAGGTGTCCGCGTAGCCCGGGATCGTGTAGTTCGCCGCGGCGACGCCGACGGGGCGCTTCTGCTTCTGGAGCGCGGTCGGCACCGCGAGGCCCGCGGCGTCGTGCGTGCCCTCGATGTAGTTCCGCACGCGCTCGCGCAGCGCATCGGTCGGGAGGCGGCTGTAGCTCGGTGAGAGCCCGAGGCCGACCGTGCCGTCCGCGTTCTGCACGTAGCTGTCCGACGCGGGGGAAGGGGCGAGGACGACGAGCACGACCGTGCCCGGGACGTCGACGCGGTAGGTGATGCCGGAGAGCCACGCGCGCGGGTACGCGAACGCGTCACCCACCCCTTCCACCGCCGTGGCCCAGCTCACCCACTCGGCGCGATTCCCGCCCTGCGCCCGCTCCTTGCGCCAGATCGAGGCCCGCTGGCGGAGGTCCTCGATCTCCTCCAGGTCGGCGCCGATCACGAGGAGGTGCGAGGTGTCTCCGCTGGCGAGCGCGGTGACCGCTGTCGCCCCGAATCCCGAGGGAGCGCCGTTCTGCCAGGTGAGCGTCGTGCCGACCGTGAGGTTGCCCGCCGCGCCTGCGTCCCGTGCGGTGACGGTGGTGTAGCCCACGCCCGACCCGTCGAAGGCGACGTTGCCCGCGGTGGCGTTGAACACGAGGCCCGTGGGGGCCGTGAGGGCCTTCGACGCGGGGACGGTGCCGGTGGATGACGGCGTGCCCGTGACGCGGACGCGCAGCACCGAGCGCGACGCGGTGACGCGCGTGAGGCCCGAAAAGTCCGCGTGCGAGAGCACGCCGTCTTCACTCGCGGTGTCGGGGAAGATCTCCTGGCGTGCGGCCGACGCCTCGGCCTCGGCGCCCTCGATCTCCAGCCCGAGCGCGGTGCCGAGCGCGTAGAAGGGCGTCTTCGGGGCGGTGACGACCCGCTCGCCGATCGCGGTGAACTCCGTCTGGAGCGACTCCAGGAACGCGTCGCGGATGTCTTCGGCCGTGCGGCTCATACGGTGCCTCGAATCGTGGTGCGCGAGCCGTCGGGCGGGTCAAACGCGATTTCGTACTGGAGTCGCCCGCGGCCCGTGCGCGTGACGGTCACGGCGAGCTCGCGGAGGAGCCCAAGGTCGGCGATCCACTGGAGGGCGCGCGCGAGCTCCTTCTCGATCGCCTTGGGCGCCCCGACGATGTCGGTCTGCGCGACCGACCAGCGCACGCCGAGGTCTCGCGCGGCCGGGCACGTGCCGTACACGGTGCGGAGCGTCCAGACCACGAGTCCCACGGCCTCGGACGGGGGCGGCGCCGGGTGGCCGTCGTCGAGGGTGAGGTCGCCCGTCTGGGGGTCCAGGGAGAGCGTGTGCGCCGGTCGCATCAGTCGGCCCCTCGCACGGTCCCCGAACCCACGCCGGTGAGGCCCGAGAGCGGGATGTTGATCACGGGAGCCACCGCAGGCGGGACGGGTGTGCCGGGCGGGAGGAACGCGAGCGTCGCGCCGCCCGCGCCGGGGTTGAAGACCAGGGTGCCGTTCGAAGTCGGGTCGCCCTCGCGGTTGACCTTCTTCGTCGCGCCATCCCCGAGGAGGATCTGACGCCCCGCTTTGGGGGTGATCTGGATGTCTCCGTTGGCCTTGATCGTGATGTTCGCGTCGGGGGCCGCCTGTCCGTGGAGCTGCGTTTCGCCCTCGGCAGGTACGGCGCCACCGAGGCCCTTGTCGATCACGAGCGCGATCCGCCCGCCGTTCGGCAGCTCGATCACGAGCGCCTCGGTGGAGTTCGCAACCACGGGTCGGACGCGGAGCCCGAGCGGCTGGTACACCTCCACATTCTCCGCGGGCTGTTCGCCGGGGCCGCGACCCTGCACGAGCAGCGTCTGCACCTGCGAGGCCCAACGAGCCAGCGTGACGCGAAAGAACGCGATCATGGTTCGGGCTCCGGGATCTCGGAGAGGGCACCGTCAGGCACCAGCGTGAGCCGCGTCTTCGGCGACTCGTCGTGCGACCCCGAATAGCGCACCGTCGTGACGAGCATCGTCTCGTCGATCCCGACGAGCTCGTCGACCACACCCGCGCGCACGTTCGGCACCCAGAGGCGGCCGTTCTGCCGGTGCCCGAGAACCGTAGCTTCGTACACACGAAACAACTCGTTCGCGCGAGCACAGATCCGCGCGGCCTCGTTGTGCGCGCCCGCTTCGCTACGCGCTTGCTTGCTCTGGACGTACCGTGGTCGCTCCGGTGCATCGAACGCGACCCGCGCGGCGGCCGCGTCCGTGAGCAGGAACCCGTTGGTGACCTCTCGCGCGATCTTCGCGGCGCGGGCGTCCCCGCGCGGCGCGTCGGCGAACACTGCGACGCGGGTCGGGACGTCGCGAATCGAAGACGTTTCCTTGCCCGCGAGGATGTTGCTTGTCTCCGTCATGCGGCCGTCGATGAACGTGCGCAGGAGATGAAACTGAGCCTCACCTGTCGTGCGGGGGCGATCAACGATCACCGGAGTACTCCCTTGGTTGTCGGTCGAAGCAGTCGCCCACACGCGATAGCCGAGGCCCCGCACGATCCGGTCGACGACGGACTGCACCTTCTCGCCGAGAGCGGGGTGTGACGTGCGAACGAGACTGTAGGGCTGCGGGCCATGGATTTGCACACGTTGAAGCTCTGCTGCGGCGTCGGCGTTCCCGCTCTGCGCTTTGGCGCTGAGCTCGCTTACGCGACGCGCGAACGCGGAGCGTCGTTGGATCGCCATCCGCGTAGCGGTGCGGTTCGTCTCTTCTCGCACGGAGAGACTCACCTCAGGCACGATGCCAACGCCTTGATAGACAGCCGCCAGAGCGTCCTCAAGGGTGCGTCCAGCGAACGTCAAGGTCGGGTCCGCGTCCCACGCGCTCGCTGCACCGAGCATGTCTCGCCCCGAGATGACGAAGACAGGCTCCTGCCCTTCCTCGTCCCCCACGAGGCGCGACTCGATCAGCCCCGTCAAGACCGCACTGCCGTCGATGGTGACCGTCACCCGATGACCGTTTTTTACCCCGCGGGCGGGGTCGTTCAGGAGTTGCCACGACGCGCGCGCCCGCTCTGAATACCAGAACGAGAGCGTCCACCCGAGCCCGACCTCCAACATCGAGAGGTCGAACGTGTAGCGGTCCCATACGTCGACCTTGAGCCCCTCGGGCCCGACGAACACTTCGACGAGGGACGGCTCGGGTGTGATCACGGCAGGACTCGCAAGGTTCGCCCCGGCGGCACGACATCGCGGGCCGTGGCGTTGGCGGCGCGGAGGTCACGGGCGCGCAAGGGGTCGCCGTAGACGGCAAGCGCGACCTCGGCGAAGGTCATCGCGCGCGGGGTCGTGTACACCTGCGCGCGGCTCGGGTCGGGCAGGAGCGCGGCGCTGAGCCGCCCGTTCGCCACGACCACGCGGGCCACGGCGGCCCGTGCCTGGTAGAGCGCGAGGGCGTTCGCACCCGTCACGGCCACCGCCCGGAGCGCCGCTCGAGCGTCGGCCGCGGCCGCGTCGACCGTCGCGAGCACGCGGGTCACCTCCGTGTAGGGCTGCGTCGTGGCGACCTTGGCGAGCGTCGCGGTGGCGACCGGGGTGATGGGCTTGGCCAGGGTGACGCCCGCGGCAAGGGCGGCCGCGTCGGCGGCGGCGGCCTGGGTTGTGAGCGCGGCGCGCGGATCCCCTTCGCCCCGTTCGAGATCGAGTGCGACGACGCCCACGACGGACGCGCGCTGCTCGACCCACTCGAAGTCGAGGAACGCCCCGTTCTGCCACTTCGAGGAAAGCCTTGGCTCCCACTCGGTGACCATCGCGCGGAACGTGCCGAGCAGCGGGTGGGCGAAGCGATCCTCGGGCGTGGTCTCGAACGCCCGCACGAGGAACTCCAGGCGCCGCGGGAAGAGGTCGTCGCCGTAGCCCTCGATGTTGTCGAAGAACGCCGCCGTGACCTTTCCCCGATAGGCCGTGCGCGCGCCGTCCACCAGCTCCTCGCCGTGCCGCCCCCACACGCTGTGCGCACCGACACGTCGGCCGCCCCGCTGTGAGAGCTCGGTGACGGGGAACTCCAGGTCCCCATACCGGCACCGCTGAAGGATCTCGATGAGGCTCACGGGGCGCTCCGGGCGGTGGTGGCGAGGTGCTGCGCGGTGTGGGGATCGACCCGGGCGGCGAGGGGATTGGCGCGCAACTCCCGCGTGATCGCGCGGGCGATCATCTCGCCGAGCTGCGTCCCGCTCTCGCCCGTGGCGAGGGCCCCGAGCATCGACCCGGAGAGCACCCGGCGGAGCCCGCCCACCTCCTGCCCGCCGAGGTCGCGCCCCGTCACGGCGGTGCGCCCCGCGTTGACCATCGAGGCCGTCGAGAGGGTGGCGAGTCCCGCGATGGCCGCGCTCCCGCCCGTGAAGGCCGCCGCGGCGGGGGCGAGCTTGCGCGAGATCGCGCCGACCACGCCCCCCGATCCGGCGCCCGGCAGTCCCGGGACGCGGCTCATCGCCTTCCCGACGACGCTCCCGGTCACGAGGCTCCCGAGGAGCGAGCCACCCGCCCCGAGAGCGGAGCTCCCGAGCGGGTTGCGCGCGCTCCAGTTGGCGAAGGCGTTCGAGAGCTTGGTGAGCTCGTTCGTGTTCTGCGTGAGCGCGTCGTCGTGCTGCTCCTGGTTGCGGTTGAGCTCGCTCCGCTCGGTCTGCCGACGCATGTCCCGGCGCGCGGCCTCCTGCGCGGGCGAGATCGCCACGTCCGATCGTGTGAGCTCGGCGACGCGCTGGAGCCCCGTCTTGCCCTCGGCGTCGCGCGCGGAGAGGCCCATCTGCATGCGCCGGATATTGGCCTGGAGGCTCATCGGGTTCCCGGCGCCCGTCCCGCCGAACACGTTGGCGAGGTCCTGCGGGTTGGTGAGCCCCGCGTTCATGAGCGCTCCGGTGAACATCAGCGGGTTGCGCATCTCGGCGCGGAAGTTCCCGCGCTCGTCGAAGACGGCCTTCATCGCTTGCGCGCGCTGGTCGCGGTCGCGGATGTTCTGGAGGTTGCCGCGGATCTTCTCCTGCGTGCCGGTGTTGCCGAGCACCCGCTCGAAGTTCGCCATCGCGTTGCCCGAGAGGCGCGCGCTCTCGCCCGCGCTCTTGAGCACCTGGATCTCGGCGAACGCCTGCCGGAACGCGACCCGCTCGGCGGCGGAGCGGTCGGCCGCGGTCGCGTTCGGCCCGAGGCGCGCGCTCGCGGCGCTCATGCGCTGCTGGATCGCGCTCATCGACTCGCGCGTCACGGCCCCGCCCTCGACCGCGCCCCGCTCGGAGGCCGCCACGAGGAAGGAGAGAATGTCCCGCTGGTCGGCGTCGGTGAGGCGACGGGCCTGGAGCATCCCGCGCGTGCGCGAGAACTCCCCCATGTCCATGCCGAGGTTCGCCCCGCGCACGGCCGTGTCGATGGCCTCGCGGAAGACCGCGTCCTGCGTGCGCCGGTCGGAGCCCTGCATCCTGCCGAGCGTCGAGAACTCGGTCTGCGCCTGCCCGATCGCCGTGGCGATGTCCTCGGAGCGGAGGCCCTCGGCGATGGCCCGCTCGCGGATCATGGCGACGTAGCGGTTCACGTCGCCGACGTTCGTGACCCCGACCTGGCGCACCGTCCCCATGACGTTCTCTTGAAGTTGCGCCCGACGCTCGCGCGCGTCCTGAATCTGCGCGTGCACGTCCCCCACGAACTGCCCCGCGGCGCGCGCGCCGGCGACCACCGTCTCCCCGGCACGGCCGAACCGCTCGCGCCGGTCCCGCGCCGTCGTGCGCTCGAGCCGGGCCTGCGCGCGAACGCGCTTGCGGGCCTCTTCCTCGGCCAGACGCGTCCGGCGCTTCTCCTCCCGCTCGGCCTCCCGCGTCTTCTCCCGCTCGGCGCGGGCGGTCTCGGCGGCCTCACGGCGGGTCTGTCGGTTCTTCTCCGCGGCCTCGCGCGTGGCGAGTTGCGCGCGGAGCTTCGACTCGCGTTCCGCGGCGCGGGTCTTGTCCTTCTCGGCCCTGATCTGCGCGGCGGCCTCGGCCTGCGCGGCGCGGGCCCGCTGCTTCGCGGCGGCTTCCTCGGCGCGCTGGCGGTCGCGGAGCGCGCGGACGCGCTCCTGGTGCTGCGCACGCAGGACGCGGCGCGTCTCGGCGATCTCGTCGGCCTCGATGCGCCGACGCTCGGCCGCGGCGCGACGCGCGGCGACGCCCATCCCGTCGACCGTGCGCGCGTAGTCCGCGCGCGTCTCGGCGATGGCCCGGCGCGCGCCGGTGTTATCGCCGAGGATCGTAAGGACGACAGCGCTCATTCGGATTACCTGCGGAGGAGGGCCTTGAGGAGTGCGTTCAGCGCGGCGGCTGAATCTCGATCGTCATCCCCGTCGTCGGGGTCTCCCCAGACGGGTCGGAGGCCGAAGGCGTCGCAGACCCATCGCTCGTGTCGCTCGAGGGCGACCCAGGCGAGGAGGGTTCGCTCGTCCGCAACACGTATTTCACCGCCAGTGAGGTCGCGATGGCGAGCAGCGAATCGGGCGCGCAGGTACGCAAGCGCGACACCGGCATCGTGCCTTTTCCCATCGCGTCGATGAACGCCTCCACCTCCTCCGGCGCCGCGGCGCGCGTGATCGGCGAGCACTCGCGGTCGAAGCGCACGAACTCGGTGTAGAGGAACCCGATCTCGTCCGCCGTCAGGAGCTTGCGCAGGTCGTCGGCGTCGCGCGCGGCGCGCACGCACGTGCCCTCCGTGAGCTCCGCGTCGTCGTGGTCGGGCGCAACGATCAGGCCCTCGACGAGCACGCGCGCCTGCGTCTCGACGTCGAGCGTGGCCTCGCCGAGCTCGGTGTAGAGGTGCGACTCCTGCCACTTCGCCCCCTCGCGGCCCTCGGTGAGGAAGGCGAGCGCGGCGAGCTGCGCGTTCTCGACCGAGAACCAGGGCAGAAACCGCACCGCGAGCTTCACCCCCACGAGGCGCCCCCGCTCGGCGCGCACGCGCTTCCAGGGGACGCCCGCCGCGAGGGCCTTCGCGAGCGGGGAGCGGTTGTCCTTGATGCCGTCCGTCATCGGACTTCGCGCCCGTGGAAGGCGACGCCTGCGGTCGCGGCGCTGTTGGCGCCGAGGCCCGTGGTCGGGTTGCGGAAGACGCCGCGCAGGAGCTTCGAAGCGGAGACACCGCCGTTCGGGTTGAGCACCACGAAGCGGAGCTGGTGAATCTTTCCCGCGCGGCAGACCTCGAACCAGTCGATCTCGAACCCGTCGGCGGGCACGGGCGACTCGATCTCGACCATGTACTTCACGGTGCCCTGCGCGAAGCCGCCCGCTTCGTCGAGGATCGTGTCGACGTCGTCGGAGTTGGTGTCCTGCTTCATCGAGAGCTTCTGCGAGGTGAGGAGCTTCACCCCGTCCTTCTCGACGTAGCCCTTCGAGGCGTAGAGGCCGTCATTGGTCGCCATCGGTCATTCCCTCACGCGCTCGCCTGGCGCTGGTAGATGGTGCCGTCCGCGATGTCGTAGTCCGACGGCGCGACGGTGGGGAAGGTGTAGTCCACGCGGCGCGGGTTCGAGCCGTTGCGCGTGACGGAGATCTCGTCGCGGTGGGCGTCCACGTCCGTGAGGTAGCCCTTCTTCTCGTAGTCCTTGAGGAGCCCGTAGATCCGCTCCTCGATCGCGGAGGGCGAGACCGTCTTCGGCACGAGCACGGGCGTCCCGTCGGGGTTGTCGTTCACGAGGTTGAAGCCGCGGTAGGTAGCCTGGAGGGACGCCACGACGGCGGCGCGCGCCCAGTCGGCGACGGTGACCTCCTTGGTCTTGTCGACCGAGAAGTCGGGCAGGCCCCCGGCGAGGCTGCGCATCGTGATCGAGGACACGAGGGACATCCGGCCGGTCCGAGTGGGCGATGCCTTGAGCGGCGTGACGCCCGCGTTGAGCGCGGCCTCGGTCTCGGTCCCGTCGTAGAGGTCGGCGGGGTCGCGGGGCGCGCGCAGCGTCGCGAGCTCCAGGTCGTTCAGGTTGCAGGCGGGGTTGGTGGCCTCGCCCTCGATCGAGCCGCCCGCGACCGAGTCGCCGAAGAGGCGCGCCGCGGCCACCTGCGCGGCGATCACGAGCGGGAGGTCGTCGGAGCCGGGGTGCCCCACCCACTGCCCGCGCTCCGAGTTGTTGCCCTGCGCGACGGTGATGTTGTTGCCCGGCGACTCGACGCTCCCGAACACCACCTGCTGGTCGAACATCGAGTTGTCCGAGAGCGTGACGAGCTGGCTGGTGATGCGCGCGAGGTTGGCGCTGGCGCTCCCGCTCACGCGGTATCCGGCGAACGCGATGCGGTCGAACTTCGTCGGCGTGATGGCCGTGAGCAGGTTCGTCACGTTGTCGTCCGTCGCGCCGCCGGAGAGGCGGTAGACGCCCCCGTCGGCCGTGCCGCCGCTCATCGTGATCGTGAGCCCGAACGCGGTCTGTCCCGTGCCGTTCGTGACCTCGATCGTCGCCACGCTCGTGAGGAGCGCGGCGCGCACGGTGGGGGCGTTGCTGCGCGGCCCGAGCCACTTCGCGGTGATCGCGACCGCGCCCGTCGCCCAGGTGTTGGTGGCGGTGACCGGCCAGTTGGGCTGGTTGTTGATCGCCTGGGTGATCTTGAGCCCGATGGTGGAGACCGTATCGGACGCCGAAATGCCGATGTCCACGCTCTCACCCATGACGGTGATACGCAGCGTCCCCGCCGACAGACCGCTGATGGTCGGGGTGATCGTGGCGCCCCCGGCGGCGGCTCCGCCCCCAGGCGTGAGCGGTGCGAGCCACACCTCGGCGGTGCGATACTGCGCGAAGGTCGCGATGGCGGCGAGGTGCAGCTCCGATCCGCGCCCCGCGAGCACGGCGGCGTGATCGGGGCTCGTCGCGCGCGTGGCCACGTCCAACGCGGCGATGCCTGCGGTGGTCGTCACCGAGGTGGTCGTCGAGTTCGAGGTGTTGATCGTGGTCGTGATGTCGCTCCCGATCTTCGACCCGATCAGGAGGATCCGCTTCGGGGCGCTCGACGGGGTCGCGCCCGCGCTCCCGAAGATGATGCTCGCGCGAACCTGGGGGGTCTTGGTGCTGGCGGGGAGGGCCATGGGTCAGGGCTCCGTGGAAGGCGATGAGGGCGTAGGGGACTCCGGCACGGCCGCTTCGGGCGGTACCTCGCGAAGGTCGCCGCGTCGGAGCGCGCGCCGCACGGCCTGGGTGTCGGGCACGGTCTCGGCCTCGGGCTCGCCCGCGGCGTTCAGGCCGACATAGCACCCGGGCTGCGCGCGCCCGAGCTCGTCGTAACGGGGCACACGGGCCCCATCCACCGCGATCACGCGGAGGGTGTTCGGAGGGTTCATGGGGGCTCTCTTCAGGGGGAGGTGTCGGCCGTGCCGTGGTCGAAGAGCTCGCCGGGCGGGCCGTTATTGCCTTGGATTTCGTCGAGCGGTGTCGCGCCGTCGGGCGCCGCGTCGGTCACGTGGGGCGTGGCGCGCTCGGCGACGACGACGACGTCCGCGACGTACACGCTCCCGCGCTGCGAGAGCGCACCATGGGGGCCGTAGTCTGCGACCCGCACGCGCCGCCCCTGCCAGGTGCCCGCCACGGCGAGGCCCTGGACGGTGCCGAGCACGGCGTCCACGAGGGGGAGCACCCCCGGCGCGGCGGTCTCGCCGTGGAGCGCCACGTCCACGTCACGCGTCTCGCCGTGCACGACGTAGATCGTCCACGTCTCGGGGGAGCGCGACTCGGGTTGCGGGGTGCCGAGGATGGTGTCGCTGGCCTGCACGAGCTGGGGCTTCGTGCGCCCCCACACGAGGATCACGGCGGGCGACTGCGGCGCGAGGGTCAGGAGCGACGCGTCGATCGGCGCCCAGCCCCGCACCGCGCGCGCGAAGGGGCGCTGGGCCGTGGCGGTGCCCGTGTGGACGAGGGTCCCGAGCGCCGTGAAGAGCGCGGCGTCGATCGCGGCGAGGGTCGCGATGGCGCTCACGCCTCACCTCGGAGGACGCCCTGCAGGAGCGCCTCCACGCGCACCACGTCGGCGTCGAAGTGGTCCGATGCCTTCGGGATGGCGCACACCACCCCGAAGGGCTCTCGCGTATCGAGCACGACGCGCGTCACAAACGGGAGGCGGGGGAGCGCCTCGAGCGCGCGTCGCGCCGCCACGCAGGCCGAAGGCCAGTGGAGGGGCTCCGAACGCATCCCGCCCGCACCGTCGGAGACCTTCTCGGTCGGGCGGAAGTGCATCTCCGCGTCGGGCCAGAACACCATGCGGCTCATGAAATCCCCGCGATCTCCGCCCGAAGGCGGGTGTCGAGGTCATGCTCGATGCGCGGGGCCGACCGGTCGGCCGCGGGTTGGAGGAAGGCGTACTCCGTGCGCCCTTCGAGGAAGCTCGCGTGCTCCGCGCCCGCCGCGACCCCGCCCACCACGCGCCCGTCTGGCGCCTCGACCGCGGGGAGCGCCTCGATCGACTCCGTGAGCGCGCGCGAGCGGTCGGTGTAGGGGTGATCGTTCCGGGCCTCGGTCGCGATCGTCTCCGCGGCGTCGGCCACGCTCCCGCGCAGCGTCTCGCGCACGGCCGCGTCGAGCGCGTCGAAGACGTCCATCAGAGCGCCGACCAGGACGCGCCGCTGGCCTGCTCGTGCCACTGCGTCGCGCCCGTCTCGGGTTCGGGCGCAGGGGAGACGGGTTGGGGGGAGGTGCCCGAGGTGTCGGGCGCAGGGGCCTGGCCGCGCGTGAGCGCCTTGAACTGCTTCTGCGCCTCGTCGTGCGCGGTTTTGTACGCGGCGGCGCCGCCGTTGCCGGTCGGGTGCTTCGAAGCCGCGAGGTAGCAGAGCACGTCGAGGGCCCACTCGACGAAGATCGGGTCGGGCGTGTGCCCGTCGGCGACGAGGCCGCCCGGGAACGCGCCCTTGCACCACACGGTGATCGCGCTGTTGGTCGCGCGCACCATGCGGGTGAGAAAGTCCGTGTTGGTGGTCTGACCCCCGTCCCGCGCGAAGAGCTGCGTGAAGGTCTTGGTCGGGAGACGATCCTGCGCGTCAGTGTTCGTCAGGACGGGGGTGGCCATGGTCGATCCGTCAGGACTGGCGCGCGAGGCCGCAGTTCTGGAGGAGGGTGATCACGTCGTCGACCGTCGCGCTCGCGCCCGTCGCCAGGAGCTGGCGCGCGACCGGGGCCACGCCGTTGAACGCGACGCCCGTGTCGCTCCACGAGACCTTCGCGGCCCCGCCGCCGCCCTTGAGGGCGCCGGTGCCGGTCCCCTTCGGACTGATCCCGAGGGAGGCGTTCGTGTCGTCGCCCGAGACGTAGATCTCGGGACCCGTGCCCGTGGCGCCGGGCTGCACGGTGAGGTCGTTCACCGCGGCGGGCGTCACCTGGATGCGGATCACCTCGTTGCCGTTCGTGTCGAGGAGCGCGGTCCCGACGCGCGGCGCCGTGAGCGTCTTGTTGGTGAACGTCTCGGTGCCCGCGAGCGACGCGACGGTGATGCTCGCGTCGGGGAAGGTGATCGTGCGGTCGGCGGTGGGGGTGCCGTCGAGCGTGAACGCGAAGGAGGTGCCGTTGCGGAACTGGAAGCGACCGTCGACCCGAACGTTCGCGACCTGACCGCTCGTGCTGTTCTGCACGTCGAGCGTGCGCGTGGCGCCGCCCGTGAGGTCGATCGACAAGGCGCCCGCGTTGATCAGGCTCGTCCCGAGGTAGAGGGAGCGGAAGCGGTAGCTCGCGCTCCCGAGGTCGAGCGTGTTGTCGCTCGCCGGGGTGGGGGCGCTGCTCACGGCGCCCGGGTCCACGCCCACGAGGGTGTTGCCCGAGCGCTTGAGGATCTGCCCGTCGGCGAGGCGAGAGAGGAGGAAGAAGAGGAACTGCATGGCGATCAGCGCTCCTCGACGACCCAGTCGGGGTGACCCGAGAGGTCGGCGTCCTGGGGGATCAGGTCCCCGGCCTTGATCTCGATGAGCTCGCCCCGGACGGGCGCGCGGAACGAAGCGGCGGCGTAGCGACGCTTCGCGCGCGGCGCGTTGGCCGTCTCCAGGCCGTGCGCCTCGATCTCGGCCTCGCGGTGCTTCCAGGCGCGTTCGAACTCCTCGCGCTGCGCCGAGAGCTGGTGGCGGAGGTCGCCGATCTCGGCGTCGCGGGCGACGATCTTCTCCCGGTCGGCCGCGAGCTGCGCCTGGAGGTCCTCGACCTGCGCGCGGAGGGCGTTGAGCTCGTCGGTCCCCTCGGGAGAGGGTGCCGGGGTGGCCGCGGGCGCGGCCCCCTCGGGCTCGGTCGTGGCCGCGGGCGCGGCGACCGGAGCGGGGGATGGGGTGGCGGTCGCGCGGGGGCGCGCCGCCGTCGTCGTGGGCTGTGCCATGGCTACGCGCGCATCCCCGTGCAGATGGCCCCGAACTTGTCGTCGATCGTGACGGTCTCGTTGTCGTACGAGGTCTTCACGCAGTCGGCGCCCTTGCCGCCGGTGTCGGGGTCGAACCACCGCGTGGTGGTCCAGCCGTTCACGCCGCCGCGCCGCACGAAGTTCTTGGCGAACGTCCGGGCCTGGGGCGTGGGGTTGACGTGGAGGATCGCGAACGAGGTGGTGGGGTAGACGCGCTGGAGCGTCGCGGAGCCCGGGACCTTGTAGCGGTTCTCCGCCACGAGCGTGCGACGGATGCCCCAGTAGAGCGACCAGTCCATCGGCTGGAGCATGCCCTCGTTGCCGAGCTGCGACGCGAGGATGGCGCGCATCACGTCGTTCGCCTGCACGGCCTGCCACGCTTCGAGCGAGAACATCGACACGTTGGGGAACGCGATCATGGCCGCGATCATCGCCTGCATGTCGGCGATGGGGTTGGCGCTCCCGCCGCCGTTCCAGTTCTGACCCGCGCCGAGCACGCGGCGGCAGGTCGAGTGGAAGCTCGTCGCGGTCCCGACGAGCGCGCCGACGCGCACCTCGTGGTTGAGGGTCATGCGCGCCGAGAGCGCGCGCGTCTCGTTGGCGACGGACACGAGCTGGGGCGCGAGGCTCGCGACCGCGCGGTTCACCCTCACTTCGAGGGCGCGCGGGCGCGTGGCGAAGTCCACGAAGGTGTGGTTGCGCTGGATGCGCTGGACGTTGCCGTGCGTGCCGATCGCGTCGTCGACGATCTCGATGGACTCGGCGTAGTCATCGACGGGGAAGCGGCCCTTGTCCGCGTCGACGAAGGTCGAGGGCGCGAGGTCCTCGGCGTAGAAGCCGACCGATGGCACCTCGGCGGCGGCCTGGTCGAGGATCACCTGCTGCGTCACGTCGTTGTAGTCGAGCGCGCAGGGGACGGTGTTCGCGGGCGTGACGCGCGGCATGGGCCGCGGGCCGACGGACGCGTAGACGCCCGCGCGCTCCTCGGCGCCGCGGATGCGCTCGGCGTAGTCCCGCGGGTCGAGCCCGAGCTGTTGGATCCGCTCGGCGACCCACGGCGACATGCCGTAGTGCGTCGGACGGGCCGCGCGGAAGCGCTGGTTCGTGTCGATGATGAGGGGGGCGCCCATGGCGTTTCTCCGGGAGGTTGGCGTGTTCGTGAGGGGAGGGATCAGGTCACGCGCCGATCAGGGCACGTAGACGAGGTACGGGGTGCAGAGCTCGATGCGGACCTCTTCGCCGCCGTCGGTCGTCGCGACGGCGCTCTTGGCCTGCCCGACGACCATGTACGAGCCCGAGGAGGGGGACGCGCCGAGCGAGGCGACGCGGCCGGCGGTGGCGACGCTCGACGTGCCGACGACGATCAGGGGGTCGCCCACGGCGATCGTGGCCGAGCCGTCGGACTCGGCGATGCCTTCGCCGAGTCGCTGCACGGAGACGGACTTGCCCGCGGGGCAGTCCTCCTGGATGAGACCGTAGACCTTGCGGACGGTCGCGGCCGTGACGTTGGTGACGGCGGTCTCGCCCGTGGCCGTCGGGGCGGTCAGCGCGACGAAGCGGCGCTTGGGGAGCGTGGACGCGTTGCGGTTGGTGGCGCTCGGGCTCGCGCCCGGCACCGTGCGAAGGGGGCCTTGCATGGGTTCCTCGTGAGGGGGTGTGGATCGTGAGGGGGCGTGCGACGCGCGGGAGGCGCGGGAGGATCAGGCGGTGGCGGTCTGGCTCTTGAGCCAGGCGAGGGCCTTCTCGGCGGTCTCGCCGCTCTGGGCCATCTGGAGCGCGTCGGTGATCGAGAGCGGCACGCCGAACTGCGCGTAGGTCTCGCGGATCTCGGTCGCGTGCTGGGCGACCGTCTTCGGCGTGGCCTCGGGCTTCGGGGCGTCCTTGGTCGCGGGGTTGGCGCTCGCCGTCACCGCGGTCACGCCCTGCGTGCGGGCGCCGTCCTGCGCGCGCTGCGCCTGCTCGGCGGCGGCCGTGATGAGCTTCTCGCGGTCGGGGCGGGGGAACGCCTCGGCGAAGCTCTTCCAGTCGGTCTCGGCGTGCAGCGCGAGCGACGCCTTGACGGGGCCCAGTTCGGGCTTCACCGCGATCACGTCCTCGATCCACGCGGCGCGCAGGGCCTTCTCGGTCTCGGCCTTCTCCTTGCGGAAGGTCGCGAGCTCGGTCTCCAGGGCGGGCACCTTGGCGGCCGCGGTGGTGAGCGCCTGCACGCGCGCCGCGAGCTCGGGCGCGGTGCAGGTGACCGGGAGCCCGAGGGCCTTGATGGCGTCGGCGCCGAGCTGCGCGAACGTGGTGACCTTCTTCTCGGCGTCTTCTTCGGTGGCGGCGACGAGCCCGAGCAGCGCCGCGAAGGGCAGGAACTTGAACATGATCTTCTCCGTGGGGTTGCGTGCGGCGGCGCCGCGGTGAGACATCGAGGTGTCGGTGGCGGGGGTGACCTCCGACGGGAGCGTGGTGAGGCCCTTGCGGACTTCCGCGATGACCTCGGTCTTCGTCTTGAGCGCGGGGAGGCGCAGCGCGTCGCGGAACTGGCGGATGATGTAATCGAGGTCGATTCCGGTCGTGTCCGCCTCGGGGTCGGTGACGAGGGATTCGAGCTTGTCGAGCTCCGCGAGCGTCTCCGCTTCGGTGTACGTCACGGGCAGGTCGAGCACCGTCTTGATGCACTCCAGAAGGTCCTCGCGCGAGTCGATGTCGCCCCACCAGTAGCCGGCCTGGACGACCTCGCCCCCGCCCTCGGCGGGGATCTTCTTCGACGCGGCGATGGCCGGGAGCCCCGTGAGCCGCGGGTGCGCGGTGAGGCTCCACGACCAGAGCATCGAGCCGAGCTTCTGGCCCGTCTCTTCGTCGACCGCGCCCTGGAGGATGGTGATGGAGCCGAAGCGCCACTTCTTCTTGGCGCCCACGTCGTTCGCGACGGAGGCTTCGTAGGAGGGGCGGCCTTCGAGCGTGGCGACGACGACGGGCTGGCCGCCCACCGTGCGGGTCATCTCGCCGACGCGCAGCTCCTCGATGTGGCCGTTCGGTTCCTTCCACTCCTTCGGGAGCGCGCCGAAGGGGTCGTCGGCGGTGTCGGCGTGCTCGATCGTCACCGGGCAGCAGGGGTACGCGGCGAAGTTCCGCACGCAGTCTTCGAAGTCCTGCCTGGCGAGCGTGACCTTCGAGGTCTTCATCGCGACGGCGTACGCGAGCACGATCCAGCCGTCGGGCCGGACGACCGTCTCCGCGGCGAAGGGCACGAACGCGCCGAACACGGGGCGGCCCGTGAAGGTCGTGGGCGTCGGGCCCGGACGTTCGAAGCGCGCGGTCGTGGGGTCGCGGCGCGTGGCGGTCTTCTTCCTACCGTTTCGCATGGTCGTGTTCCTCGGTCGGGGGCTCGGCCCCTTCGGTCGTGAGAGGGGCGACGGCGCCCTCGGTGAGCGTGGCGGAGGGGTGCGCGAGGATCGCTCCGCAGGCCGGGCACCGCGCGGCGAGGAGCTCCACCGGGGCGTCGCAACGCGGGCACGTCGGCGCAGGCGTGGCGCGCGGTACGTCGCGGGCCTTCACGCGAGCCTCGGGTCGTGGCGGTGGGCGGCGTCGCGCAGGGCGTCGAGCGTCGCGAGCGGGGTGATGATCACGTCGGCGATGCGGTGTCGGTCGTCGTACTGCGGATCGACCTTGAGCCCGACCGCGTCGGGGCACTCGGCGAGCGCCTTCGTGACGCCCGCGCGGACGATCGCGGCGCGATCGAGGGCGGGGTTCATGCGGCCTCCTTGGCGGGGTCCTCGGCGCCGGTCGTACCGCTCGGCGCGGACTCGATCTCGGGCGCGAACACCTCGGGCACCGGGCACCCGAGGCCGTAGCGGCGAGGGTGGGCGCGCACCATCCGGCCCGCGACGTCGCGGAGCCACCCGCAGACGCGCCGCACGTCGTAGCGCCAGAACGTGAGCGACTGCTGCCAGGCCACCTGCTGCGCGGCGCGCGAGCCCGCCACGATGTCCGTCACGCCCGTCGTGCCGTTGAGCGCCTTCGAGATCAGCGCCTCGATGTGCTTGGCGACTTCCAACTGAAGCGGGGTCGCGCGCTGGCCGTGCTGAAGGGCCTCGACGCGCGTCGTGTCCGCGAGCGCCGCGCGGAGCGAACCCGACATCTGCTTGACGACGCGATCGAGCGCCGCGATCTGCTCCTGGCTGGCCTTGTGGTCGCCGTTCGTCTTCGCGAGCGATCCGTCGGCCTTCGCCCCGCCCGCGTTGTAGTAGCCGATCACCGCGGGGCGGCCGAGGAGCTCGACCAGCGCCATCAGGTCGCGCCAGTCCCACTCGTACATGACGAGGTACCAGATGACCCCCGCAAAGAGCCCTTCCCCGGTCTTGTGCACCCCGAGGGGCACCGTCTCGTGCAGCACGAACTTGTCGGGGTGCCAGAGGGTGATGGGCTTGCCGTAGGGGCCCGAAAACGGGCTCGTCCAGTCGTCGGGGTCGTGCAGGCGGATCGTCCACGGCTCGGGGTCGCCGAGGGGGCAGGCGTAGGAGAGCCGACGCGGGTGGATCCACAGCGCGTGCTCGGGCGCCATGAAGCCCGCCTCCGCGTCCGTCCAGAGGAGCTCGTGCAGCGACCGACCCCACCACTCGGCCATCGTCACTTGCGCGAGCACGGGTTCGAACTCCTGCCGCGCCTTCCACCGCTCCAAGAGGTCTTCGAAGTCCCGCGCCGCGCGGCCCGCGCCCTGCCGATTGGTGCCCTTGCCGGGGCGCACTTGAAGGCGCGTCTCGGCGACCGACGCGCGCCGCACGCCGAGCTGCGTGAGGAGGTGGGGGTTCTTCCCCGAGAGGAACTCGGCGCCGAGGTCGATCCAGTCCTGAAAGTGACCCTCGTTGCGGCGGGCGATGATCGCCGCGAGCCGCGCGGGCGTGAGACGATTCCCGAGGATGTGCGGGTCACGCTCCTGGTAGGGCGCGGGGTGCGCGACCTCTTCGCCACCTTCGCGCGCGGAGAGGACGGCGCCCGCCGCCGTGGGGCGACTCTCCGCCCACGACGCGACGGCGGCGTCCACGAGCGCCGTCGCGCCCGCGGCAACCGCGCCGGTGATGCGGGTGAAGAGGTTCATGCGTCGTCGTAGCGTCCGGCGAAGAAGTCCGTGTCGCGGCCCGCGTCGGGCGGCGCGGTGGCGGGAGGCTCCAACGCGGGGGTGAGATCCCCGATGGAGGCGCGCCACGCCGCGCCGACAAGTCCGCTCACAAGGTCGCCGTGCGACCCGTCCGCGGTCTGCGGGGAGGTGATCGTGAGGCCGCCGCCGGGGGCGGGTTTCGAGGTGACGGCCTTGAGCTGTGCGAGGAGCCGCGGGTGTTTCGGCATCGTGAAGCGCCCCTCGCGGAGGAGCCTGCGGAAGAACACGTACTGCTCGGCCTTGCCCTTTTGTCCTTCGGGGAGGGCCCGCACGCTGATCCCGTGGCGCGCCATCTCCTGCGCCACGTCGTCGCGCTCGTGGGAGTCGGCCGCGACGTCCTCGCAGCCGTAGCGCCCGAGCGGCTCGGCGAACTCGTCGCAGACCGCCGCGGGCTTGAGTGGGGCCTTCTTCTCCGGGCGCCGCTCGTCGAGGAGCACCAGTTCGTAACGGTCGAGGTCGACGCCCGTCGGCGACTCGACCGCGCGGCGTCGCACGATCGCCAGGGTGCTCGCGTTGCGCCGGAACGCGAAGTCCCCTGCCGCGCCGTAGAAGGCACCGGGCTCGGGCGGAAGATCGAGCGGACGCCGGTCGTCGGTCGCCGCGTCGAGCGTCACCTTCTCGAAGAACAGCGTCGAGCCCTGCGCGAGCGGGATGGCTCCGATCTCGCGGTCGGCGTTGTCGGGGTCCTCCGCGCGCAGCGCGGCCTCGATCGTGCCGTCCGGGTCCCAGGTGGGATTCAACGCCCGGGTCGGCGCCGTCACGCAGAGCGCGTGGGTGTGCGTACCGAAGTCGCGCGCGAGGTTCTCTTCGAGAATCCCCACGCCCTCCACCCACGGGGTCGAGGCGATCCAGCACTGCGCGCCCGGCGCGAGGCGAGGCGCGACCGCGCGGTAGATCTCGAGGTCGTTGACGACGCCCGAGGATTCGTCCCGGAAGAACGCGGCCTCGTCGAGCCCCGCGAACACCAGCACGAACCCGCGCCCGCCGCGACCGCCGCGCGACGCCGCGCGCACGCGGATGAGCACGGGGAGGTCGTCCGGGCGCACGAGCTCGATCTCGTCGGCCGTGTCGCGGAGCACGCGCGAGCGCAGGGCCTCGGACGCCTCCGTGTAGCCGCGCACGAACCCGAGCGTCTGGTGCGCGAGGTAGAGGTCCGGGGCGATGAGGAGCGACATCGCCCGCTCGCCGGGGTTCAACGTCGTGAGCGGGACGGTGAGCGCCGCGAGGAGCGCCTTGGTCGCGAGCAGGCGCGAGCTCTTCCCCGCGCGACCGCCCGCCCGTGTCGCCACGAGACGCCGAGGGTCGGTCGGGAGCTCCGCGCGCGTGCAGCCGAAGTGCCGGAGCGCCTGGTCGTCGTCGATCGTGGTGACGGGACGCCCCTCCGCGGCGTCCATGATGGCCGCCATCAGCGGCGAGAGGGTGAGGCCGCACCAGTGCGGCGACGTGCAGAACGCCCGGTGCGAGGTGAGGCCCTCCGCGCGCTCGTGCGCGGCGAGCGAGGCTTCAATCTCCAGCCGCTCCCGCAGGGTCAGCCGGTTGAGCTCCGTCGGCGTCAGGGCCGCGAGCTGCGCGAGCAGCGGCGGCGGCAAGGCGCGCGTGGAGAGCGGTGGGGTCCGCTTGGGCGATCTCAACTGCAACCGGGACGGCGCCGCCGTCGGGGCCCGAGAGCGTGGTGGTGGCGTCGGTGCGGACGGGCGCGTCGAGCCCGAGGAGCTTCGAGCGTCGCTCCATCGCGCGGAGATACGCTTGCGCGGCTTTGTCGTCCCCGGCTTCGACCTTCGGCGCGAGCGACCGCATCACGAAGTCGATCCGCTCCAGGTCCGTGTCGAGCGCGCGCGTGGCGAGTTGTGCCCGCTCGGCGGCGGCCTCGGCGATCTGCTCCTGCACGAGCTGGTGCGCGCGCTGGCGCGAGACGCCGAGCGCCTTGCCGATTGCCTCGAAGGTCTGGCCTTCGACGTGGAGCTGGAGTGCGGTCTTGCGCCGGGCTGCGCTCGTCGCCTTCTGCTTCGGGCTGCGCTTGTTGCGGGTCACGTCAAGGTCACCGTATGTCAAGCAAGCCCCGTGTCCTCGGGCGCCGCTCCCAAGAGGAGAAGCTCGGTCACGGGGCTTGGGGTCGCAGGAGCTGGACTCGAACCAGCGGCCTCCGGGTTATGAGCCCAGCGAGCTACCACCTGCTCTATCCTGCGGGGGGGGTGCGGGGGATCACGCCTGCGCGCCGAGGGGGCGCGGCTTGAAACGCCGTCGCCACGCGTCGAGCGAGGCGCGGTCGACAGCGTGGGCGGGGCGACCGGGCTTGCCCGTCTCCAGCCGCACGACGCGGGGGAGGTTGGGCGCGGGGGCGTGGGGGTTCGCCTGCACGGCGGCTTCCCAGGCCACCCACGCGTCGCGCCACCGGGCCATCGTCCGGCGCGCGGTACGCGTCGCGCGGCCGAGGATGGGGGCGAGGGCGTCGTCGGTGAGATGCTCACCGTGCTGCGGACGCAATTCGGCCACGGTCACCGGTAGCGTGGATGGCCAAAAATACCCCGTCAAGGTCATCGCGCGAGGAATCGTCCGGTCAACTGCACGCGGGGAACGTCGCCCGACAGGGACGCGTGCAGACACCGCGCGCGAGGGACTCCCAGAGGGTGCGGCCGGTCGGGCGTACGAATCAAAGGGGCATTCTGGTCAACCGTGCGGCGCGCTCGGACATCCGCGCGCGCGCGAGGTGACGAGCACCCGAAACGCTTGGATTGCTGGGGTGCCATGAGAAAATGCGGGACTGCCTAGGGCGCGTTCTCGCGGCACGGTGTCGTGACGAGATCAGTTCCGGTGTACTCGTAACAGTAGCGTTGGCCGTCGATGTCGGCGCGCAGGCCCATCCGAACAGACGCGTCGGTCCCGCCAGGACCAAAGCCCCACGCCGTGCGTTCGATCGTGACGGAGTACCCCGTGGCCGGGCCTTGGCCCGGAACGTCTTCAGGCCGGAGAAGTCCGCGGCCTGGGACCGCCAGGAACCGCCATGTGCGCGCGGGGTCGATGATCGTGTCCACGCCGCGCCATCGTCGCTCGGTGACGTAGCGCAGTTGGCACCAGTACATGCGCGGGTAGGTTGGGCTGGTCCCCGCGTCGTGGTCCGCCACGGAGGCCCGCAGGCGAAGACCATCGACCTCCCCCTTCAACAGAGCGAGTTGCTCACGCACTTCACCCTGCCTCTGTTCCATGGATGTCATCCGTTTCGTGAGTGAGTCGACCGACTTCTGAACGTCCTCCACCGAGTCGTTCAGCTTCGTGTAGGTCGCACTTACGGTCCACAGTCCGCCGCCAACGACGGTAATCACGGCGACCGATGCCCCGACAATCTTGGCGATCTTGTGGTCCGGATGGGGGAGGATTGCAGTTTTGCGCTCAACAGCGGTCACTCGCTCGTCGAGCTTCTTCAGGTCTTGATCCAGTGCGATGGTGTCGATGATGACGGGGGCCTTGTCCGAGTCTGCGGGCATTTCTTGCGTCTCCAGAACGGCTTCCACGATGACACCTCCGCCTCGTGGAATGCAGTGATGGGGCCACGCTATCCGAAGGGCGGATGCTTTCGCTACTACTCTTCGTGCGATCAGGTAACGGACATGGCAAGATCGCCACGCATGAGGCTCTGGGGACGCGCTGGTGGGTGCGGTGCGACTTCCATACTGGGTGTCGTTCCGGTAAATCTTGCCAGTTCGTCAAGAAGACCGATGCTCCGCAAACCACCACACGAGCGCGTCCTCGACGAGCGCACCGCCCCACACCTCGGGCGAGGGCACGTCGCGGTCTGACGCCGCCCAGCGCGCGCGCAGATCCTCCGGCGCAAGGGCGTCGGCGACGCGCGCGGCGATCACCTCGGGGAGCTCGTAGGGCGTCATCGCCGAGCGCATCACGGCGAGCACGCTCCGGTGCGGCTCGGGCGCCTTCGTGAGACGGGCCTCGGCGGCGCGCGCGGCGACGGGATCGAACTCGTCGGCGGGATCGCCGGGGAGGCGCGTCCGCTCGATCGCGTCGACGAACGCGTGGCGGACCTTCGCCGACTCCTCGTCGTCCCCGAGGCGCAGGAGGCGCTTGAGCTTGCGGCGCAGTTCCGCGTCGTGAATCGGCGGCGCCTCCCGCCCGACCACGGATTGAAGCGGGTTGCCGCCGTACATCGAGCGCGGGACGACACAGGCCAGGTCGGAGTCGCGCGCGAGCTGGCGCAGGTGCCCGAGGTCGCGCAGGACGAGGATGAGCCGCTCCCGGGTCACGTCGCGCGGTGCGGGGGTGAACGGCGCGGTCGTGCCGTCGTCCAGGTCGACGAGCCGTGCGACCGGGGCGGGCGCGGCGGAGGTCGCGGACGGGAGGTAGGTGTCTCCGCAGCCCGCGCAGACAGCCTCCTCACCCGTGCGCTGGACGCGAAGGATGGCCTCGTTGCAGTCGGGGCAGAGGTCGGCGACGTGGAGGGCGGCGTTCATCGGTCCTCCCCGCGGTGCAGGTGAGCGAGGGTGAGGCTCCCGTGCGGCGCTTCGAACACCAACGTCGGTGAGGGTCCGCGGATCGCGGCGTCGAGGTCGGCGCGGGCCTTCGCCATCCGCTCGTGATGGGTGGTGAGGAGCCCGCGAACGTGCGCGAGGGCGGCGTGGAGTTCGACGTCGGTGTGAGGGTTGAACCCCTCCGCGACGAGGTTGTCGGTGAAGAGGTCGACCAGCGTGGCCGCGAGGTCGGGCGTCGTCCCGAGGTCGGGCACGAGGGCGCACCCCATCGTGCAGACGGGGCGCTCGTGGCATTTCGGGCAGGCGTGAACGTGTTTGGGGCTCATTGCGGCGGGGCCTTTCGGGGGCGTGCGGCGAGAACGAGAAGGGCCAGCGCGAGCACGAGGGCGCGCGAGCAGCTCCCCAGCGCCCCGGGCCGCGCGTGGCACGCCACGTCGCCCGCAGGGGCCTTGTGCGCGTCGTCGGCCCACCCCTCGGCGGGCGCAGACGCAGGCACAGGACGGCGGGGCAGGGGGGCGAGCGGGCGAGACGGCGCGAGCCGCACCCGCATGAGAGGTCGCGGCGAAGCTACGACCGGGCGAGGCAGGGGCGGGCGCACCACGACCCCCACGCGGGGCGGTGGCGGTGCAGGGCGCGGGCGCACAGGGGGCGGCCGCGTTGCGACGGGACGGGAGCCCCACGCCGACGCGCCGAAGCTCCCGCCCGTGCGCTGCGCGAGGGCGAAGGGGGTTGCGAGGAAGAGAGCCAGGGCAACGACGTGCTTCATCGGGTTTCCTTTACGAGGTGCAGACTGCGCAACCGCTCGCACGCCCGGGTGAAGCCCATCGGGTCGTGGTCATCCTTCGCCCGAAGCCACGCACTCCGCAGGAGCAGCTCTGTCCGTTCAACGATGAACGTGTCGCCGAAGAATTGCGGCTCGCTCGCGAAGAACGACGCGAGGTACACGTCACCGTTCGGCGAAGGGACCGTCACCACCACGTCGGGCTGGAGCGGATCAACGAGGCTCATCGCTTCTCCCGTCCGCCGAGCATCGCGCGTGCGGAGGCCACAGCCTCGATCACCTGCTCGTGCCCGTGAGCGTCGCAATCGTGATCCCGCATGAGGTGGTCGGCGGCGTCCGCGAGCGTTTGCAGCGTGGTCTCCAGCGACCACGGGGTGTCGTCGCGGGCGAGAATGTGGCTGAACCGAGAACGCGATGCGGCCACCTCGGCGGCGAGTTCCACGCGGGTCATCTCCCCGGGCGCGAGCACGCTGACCACGGGCCACCCGCAGCCCACGGCGTACGTCGCCACCGCGATGCGCTCGTCCATGCGCTCGGGATGGCGCATCTCGACGTGCAGCAGGGCTCTCGTCACGAGGCGCCTGCGGTCATCCCGCAACGCCGTCACCTCGTGTACGGCATCCGTGCATTCGACACGCCACGTCGTCATCGCTCACCACCCGTTCTCTTCCGCCGAAACCATCACCACCGCAGTAACGTGAATCGCGAGGTCTCGCGATGCGAGCGTCACGTCACCGCGCTCGCGTGCGTTCAGTTCGTCCGGCGTGATCTCCAGCGCTCGACACACCCGTCGCGGGTCGGCGCCGAGTCGTTCGCGGAGGTGGCGCAGCGACTCGCCCGTCGCCCCGCGGGTCAGCGCGTCGACGTCGCGACGCACCGTGTCGCCGCCGTCCGTGACGGACACGAGCACCGCGCCGCGTTCGATGTTTGCGACGGGCGTACGCAGGTGGAACATGACGCGAATCTCGTCGCAGCCACCGGGCGACACCTTCGCCACTGTGGCCGTCAAGCTGTCCCGAAGGAACTCCGCGATGTGCCCCGCGTCGAGCGCGAGCCCGTCAGGTTCTACGATGCGCGTGTTCAGCCAGCGGTCGCGGGCGTCCTTCCGTTCGGCGATCACCGCGTCGAGGGCGCGTTGCGCCGCGTTCAGGTCGGCGAAGTCCGGGTCGCCTCCGTGCGTCTTGCTCACGTCTCACTCCTTCTCAGGCGCGCGCACGACGAGCCGCACCGCGCCCACGTTCATCACCACGTCGGCGCGCTCGCCGCGGGCCAGCTCCGCGAACGCCTCCGCAAACACCTTCGTCGTCTTCGGCCCGAGCACGCACTCCACGACGCGCACGACCCCCTCCTGCGTGATGCGCGACGTCGACATCCCGCCGAACGGCCGCGCGGGCACGACCTCCACGCGCACGCCGTAGGGGCCTTTCTCCTGCGCGACCGACCACTCCACGCGCGGGTCGCGGTCGTCGATCCCGAGCCACTTCGCCACCGCATCGCGCGCATGCTTCGCGCTCGACTGGAGGTTGTCGCCCACGTCGAGCGAGCGCGGCGCGAGGCGGGTGATCACCACGCGGCACGGGAGCGGAGGGACCGCGCCACCCATCACGCGCAGCACGCTCTCCAGCGCCGCGTGGTGCGCCTGCGCGCGCTTCGTGCGGATGCGGAAGTGCTCGTGTTGGTTGAGCTCACTCACGAGACGCAGGCCGGGGATCTCCACCACGATCCCGCCGAGCGGATGGGCTGTGACGGTGGGAGCACGCGCGGGGGCGTTCACGAGACCCTCCGTCGCAAGAGCTCGATCGCCGTGTCGATATGTTCGCGCGCGGGAGAGACGAGCTCCACCCCGTATTCGCCGCGCGTCCACGCGGGCATGTAGCCAGGCGCGGGCGCGTCGTGCTGCGCACCGCCACGGCTTCGGAAGTCCATCACCACCACGCGCGGCGCGAGCAGCTCCTGCACCGCCGCGGCGGCCACCCACGCGGGGAACGACTCGGCGAGCCGCCACCACGCGAGGAGGTGCTCCAGCCGCGCTCGCGTGGCGTTCCAGTGCGCGGGGAGCCCGATCAGTGCCTCCTCTGCGGCGCTCGCTTCGACCCACGCCAGCGACTCCGCGAACCCGGAGCCTGTCAGGAGCACCGCGCCCTTGATCTCCGCGGGGAGTCGGATCGTCCGCACCCTCGTACGCATCCCGACGTACGCCTCGCGCTGGAGTTCGTCTGCGATAAGACGGTGGCCGAACGTGTCGCGCGTGACCGTCACACCCTTGCGCACGAGGTGGTTGACCACGAAACCCCACACGGGGAGGCGGCCCTCGCGGAACCGCCGCGTGATTCCTGCGGCGCGCAGGTGCCCGAGGGCGTGCGCCTGGTTGTCGGCGCAGAGGTCCGCGTCGCGCGTCGTCCACCCGCAGAACTGGCAGAGCCTCCGGGTACGCCCGCGGAGCCGCACGGGTGTCCACGCCGTGAGCGTCGGGCGCGGCGTCTCAGTGACCGTCACCCGCGCGGGAGTGATCTCCACGCCGTTGAGCACGAGCGTTGCGTTCGTGTACGTGTAGGTCTTGCTCATTGGTGGTCTCCGGCGTTGAGCGACGCCAGCGCCTCGACGAGCGCGACCCGTTCTGCCTCGACCGAGGCGGACCAATCGGGGCCGGCGCTGGCCATCTTCGACACGAGCGCGATGGCGCACCGCTGCGCTTCGACGATCGCAGCCCAGCGGGTGCGGTCGATCCAGAGACGCGGCACTTCGTCCGCGAGCATCTTCTCGCGATAGACGCCCTCGACCGTCGCGCGAAGATCCTGCTGGAGCGAGGCGATGGCCCGCTCTTGCGCGCGACACGTCGTGATCGCCTCGTGCAGTGCCCCGTAGGCTACGAGCCATTGCGTTTCTGCGATACGCAGAGCCTCTCGCAGCCGCGCAACCTCCTTATCCTCGGGGCGCGGCGCACCACCGATCGCGATCCGCTCGACTCCATCCAGCGCGACCGACTTGTCGGGCCGTCGCTTTTTGCGCGGCTCGGGGGCCGTGTCTGGCGCTTCCTGCGTGGTGTCCGTGGGCGGTGGTGGGGCTGGCTCGGCCGCGGACTGCGCGTGCAGCGCAGGTGCGCACTTCGGGCAAAGACATTCTCCGAGCGCGGATTTCTCCTGGTTGTGACGCACCAGCGGCTTCGAACTCATCGTCGCCCCCTGCGCGCCTGGAGCTCGATCACCAGGGCCTCCCACGCCGCGTCGCTCGACGCCCTCTCCTCGGTCACCACCGCCTCGCGTTCGCCCGACCCTGTGGTGGTCGTGTGCCCCGCAACGCCCATGTAGATCGTTTTCCCGTCGGCGCCGTGCATCGCGGTCACGCGGGCGAACGTGCGGACGCCGCGGGTGCCCCACAGACCGTACGCGAGGCGCGGGGCCGCCACGTCCGCGCGCTCCGGGGCGGGCTGCGGCGTCATCGCGACACCTCCGCCGTCTCGCGATCCTCGTCGGCGTCTCGATGCGACCCGCGGGCTTCGCCGTATTCGAATACGGTCCTCTCGCCGGATCGAAAACGGATCTCCACCACGCGCCCGTCGCGATCGATCACGATCTCCTCGCAGCGTTCGCCAAACACGTTCACCCCGCCACCTCGCTCCCGTTGGCGTCGAACCCGGCGCCCGCCCACCGCGTCCCGAGCGCCGCCGCGTAGCCCTCGCGCGTGAGCCCGAGCCAGTCGTGCGCGTCGAGCGTCGTCCGGGTCTCGTGCCAGAGGTCGATCGCGTCGAGGATCTTCCCGAGGCGTGCGAGGGCCATCGCGAGGAGCCGCGTCTCGACCTCGGCCGCAGGGCCCGACGTGTCCACCCGCACCGCGCCCCACGGGCCGATCACCGCGGGGTTGCGGTACGCCGCGCGGCACGCACGGTCGCGCTCGGTCACCTCGCCCCGTGTCTTGAGGCGCCGGTCGAGCTCCGCGTCGGTCGTGTCGAGCACCGCGACGAGCACCGGCTTCGGGAGGATCGCCCGCTCCGCCGCGGCGAGCCGCCAGAGGGCGTTGCGCACGGCGCCCTCCACGGTCCAGCCCACCACTTCGGTGGACTGCACCCAGCGGTCGGTGACGCGCACCTCGTCGGCGGGGTAAAGGGGGCTCGTGACGTAGAGGTGCCGTTGCGCGGCGAAGTCGAGCGCGGCGCCGTACGGGTCGGTGGCGGCCGGCGCGCGGTGTTGCCACGCCGAGGCGCGGACGCTGTGCTGGCGGAGGTTCACGGCGAGCGCGCGGGTGTGGTGGGTTTTCCCCGCCGCGTGCTGACCTTCGAAATGGATCATCATCACCACATCCAGTCCTTTCCGGGGTCCTCGCCCCCCTCGATCTCCGTGAGCTCCTGTTGCGGCGCCTCGACGAAGCGCGCCGGGCCCTTCTCCCAGACGAGGTCGACCTTCACGCCATCGGCGGGGCCGTTGCGCTGCTTGAGCACCCACAGCTCGCGCGTGGCTGACGCCTTGCGCGGGCGGTGAATCGCGAGGAGGATGTCGGCCTCCTGCTCGATCTCGCCCGAGCCGCGGAAGTCCGACATGCGCGGGCGCTCCTCGTCCTCGTCTTCCTCGCCGCTGCGCCGCCGCTTGCCGCCCCGCTCCTCCACCTCGCGCTTGAGCTGCGCGGGGGCGATCACGGGGCACTGGAGCTCGCGCGCGAGGTTCTTGAGGGCCTTGGCGACGCTGGCGATCTCCTGCTCGCGGCTCTCGCACGGCCGGTCGGGCGTGGTGCGCTGGAGGTAGTCCACCACCACCGCGCCGAGCCGCCCTACGCGGGCGCGCAGGGCCAGGGCCGCGACGCGCATCCCCGCGGGCGGGAGCACCGCGTCGTCCACGATGTAGAGGGGCAGGTGCCGCGCGGCGTCGACGGCGACGAGGTACGCGTTCGTGGCCTCGATCGTGGGGAAGGCGCGCGCGCGGACGAGGCCGAGGTCGATCGCGGCGCGCTGCGCGACGACGCGCTGGAGCACCGACGCGCGCGGCATCTCCAGCGAGAAGAAGAGGACGGGCCACCCCGCCGCCGCCATCGTGTGCGCGATCTGCACGCCGAGGGCGGTCTTGCCCGCCGAGGGCCTTCCGCCAGGGACGATGAGGTCGCCCTCGCGCGGCCCCCCGCAGAGCTTGCGGTCGAGCGCCGCGAGGCCCGTGGGGCGCACGGACGCGTCCGTGTCGGCGCTCATGCGGTCGAGCTCCAGGTCGACCACGTCCCCGAGGGCGACGGTCTGCGCGCGGGTCGCACGCGTCCCCGCGGCGTCGACCACCTTCTGCGCCGCGGCGAGGAGGTCGGCGGGCTTCACCTGCGCGTCGCACGCCTTCACGTGGAGCGCCGCCGCCGCCTCGGCCACGCGGCGCGCGAGCGCGCACTCCGCCACGATCGCCGCGTGGGCCTCACAGTGCGACGCCGTGACGACGTGGTCGCTCACCTCGCCGACGTACTGCGCGGTGACGGTGTTGATGCGGTCCCGCGCCCGGAGCTCAGCACACACGGTCACGACGTCGATCGGGGAGGACTTCGCGGCGAGCGCGAGGAAGATTTCGAAGAGGAGCCCGTTGCGTGAGTCGTAGAAGTCCGACGGCCGCACGATCGTCTGCACGCGGGCGAGGACCGCGAGCTCGCCGTGGAGGTCGAAGAGGACCGCCGCGAGGAGCCACCGCTCGGCGTAGAGGTCGTGGCGGGGCGTCCTGGCCGAAGCCGTCGTGGGCTCGGCGCCGTAACCGTCAGGCATCGCGTTTCTCCGGGGCAGCGGGCGGGGTCGGGGTGCGTTGGGCGAGGAACGCGCGCGCGGCGGCCTGCACCTCGTGGTGCGGGAGGAACGTCGGTGCGGGCGGTGGCGCGGGCTCGCGTGGCCGCGGTGGCGCTTCGTCCGCCGCGCAACGCGCGCACGTCTGGGCTTCGTCGTGCAGCGAGAGGAGCGTCGTCCACGAGCCGTCCTTCCCGCGCAGGTGCGCGAGCTGCGGCCGCCACCCGTCGCGCAGGTGTCCCGCGCCGACGTGGCGGGCGACGCGCTTCACGCTGTCGAGGGTCCAGGGCGCGCGGTCCTCCTCGAAGCCTTTGAAGATCGCGTTGAGCTCCTTCTCGTGGTCCTTCGTCACCGAGAGGGTGAGCCCGCCGCCGCCGAGGTGCGTCCCCCCGCGCAGGTGCGCGAAGACCTCCCGGGCCTCCACCGCGGGAAGCCTCGGCGGGGTGCGCTCGATCGTCGGGCACCGGGGGGTGTTGGCACCGTGCGTGGCAGTTTGCTGGCACCGTTCGGGGGCGTTGCTGGCACCGTTCGGCGTGCGGTGGGCTCGGGGG